CTGCTCATTCATTAAACTCCTACATTTATTTATCTAAAATGTAAGCCGTTATTAGAACGTGCCACCTGTGACTTCCAGTTCTATAGTGGGGTTTTGAGTAGCAGCAGTACCTTGCTCATGTAAAGTCTGAAGAGCCAGCAGCAACTTGGTGATGTCTGCGTGTAGATCCTTTGCATCTGCCATGCTCATTGTAAAGTCACGCTGGTGTCTGGCATCGGCTGCTTTGATTCGATCAACAAAACGATTGATGTGTAAGCTCATATAAGTCTCCTGTGAGATATTTAACTATCTCCAAAATGGCTATATAATAATATCCTGGAGATCAAAATGAAACGATTGTTAGCTGTTGTACTGTTATTATTCACAGCAGCAGTATTGGCAGACAACGAAGTGGCTGTAATGGAAAACGAAGCTGGCGGGCAAATAGTATTGACACAGAAAGCGTGTCCTATACCAGACTCAGCTGATTTCAGATTAGCTTATACAACCAGTACCGATCAGCGCATTTATGGTTGTTGGAAACTGCAAAGAAATGGTAGAATGGTGCATGTGCTTTGGGTGACTCCCGACGGCGAGAGTCACCACCGAGTTTACGATTCTAAGAAATTTGAACTGCTGAAATCAATCTAATCGTTGCCGCAGATATTTCTCGATGTTGCCGCTGCACGAAACTCCATGTGAGGAGCAATATCATTGTCAAATATCTGAGCCATTTGTTTCCACAATTGCTCTCGTTCCCATCGGTACATACCGGCCGAAATTGAATCAATAACATCATTTTGATGATTTTTATATTCAGGATCTTTAACTATACCATAGTCATGACGCCAAGTATAACACATACCGGTGATGATTTCGTCTCTTGATTTCATAACTTATTCTTGGTTAATGTATTTAGACAATTCCGGTGGACGCCAGCCTGTGGGTTTTAATACCTTGCCGTCTTCGCGTTTACGAACACGGCCGGTTAAGGAATCAATTTTGGCAAAGTTTGTGCTCATGACTTCTTTCCAAGCACCTTCGCCATCTGCTCCTAAACTTTGAACAGCACCTACTGTGACAACAAGAATATCTATCAAGGCATCTAACTGTTCAACCCGATCGTTGTTGTCGACTGCGGTCTGTAGTTCCTCGACTTCTTCCTGTATCAATTTAAGATACAAGTCAAACTGATCCTGATTGCAATTGCCCACAGTTTGTCCGCAGGCATTCATAAATTTTGCTTGATCTCTAAACACGTTGCTCATTGGCTTGTTCCTCAGTGTGAAATGGACCGCGATACGAATATCGCTGTAAGGTAATTAATTTTGGGCATAATTCTGTTGTCCAATGTCGACCCTGCTTGACACAATACCATCCGGCAGCATACCATGATTTGGATTTGGGTTCGCGTGTCCACAGTGGTACTTGATGCTTGACATCGTATATGGCATTATAAGCCAATCCGGAAGTGGGAAATCCGTGTACAGAATTTGGATTAACAACTGCTCTGCTGCGAACTATAGGTTCAAATGCAATTTGAATTTTTTGTTTGATAACATTGATGTTCTTGTAACGCTGAGTGTTATCACCAATTTTTACACTGAACCCATCGGCGCTGGCTTCTATGTTGCCGACCTTGCGATCATTTTGTTTTAGGATCCAAAATTGATTAGGAATTACTGGTTTCGCTACAATCATCTAGCACTCCTTTGTATGTTTCATTCAACCAGCGAGCATACTGCTCGGCTGATTCACTGGCCTTGACCAGTTCGTATTTGCCACAAAACTTCATGAATCTAATGCCCACTTGTCCAATATCTTTATGACTGATCATGCTGCGAATGCTGCCATCGACTGCTTGTTTGATCTCGGGAGGTTGAGCACGTAAGTCGATCAACATGCGATTACGCTCGTAGTCATCCAACACACGATGTTCTACACCGTCGGGGTCACTCCAACGCTGTAACATAAGATTGTTCCAGGCATAGCCCTGCCGGGCACGATCTTCAAATGCTTCTGTGAGTCCCACTTTATTCTTAGTACCTTTGACACGCACACCGGGATATGCTGAAAACACATTGTCGCTGGAATCGCCACGCATGCACTTTTCAAACAACAGCCACTCAGGATTGGGAATAGTTTTAGGTAGTTTGGTTTTCTTGTCTATGACTGGTCGACCTTTGGCATCAAATATCCCACGCACAGTCAGTAATTCGTCAGTGATGCCGTTGTATTGATCCACATTCTCGGCCAAGAGTTGGACGAAGTCGGTGTCGCTTGAAATAATTACATGATGGTCTTGGGGGTGTAATGCTATCCAACGAGCAATGATGTCGTCGGCTTCTGCGTTTTCATTTCTGACAACTGAGCAGTTGGTACTGTCAGCCAAGTATTTAGTCAAGTGATCGAACGTTTCCCAGAACAGCTTGTCCTCAGCTTGTTCTTTTTCTGTTTGTGCTGCTCTAGCATCGCTACGATTTCGCTTGTAAGGTGCATACACATCCTTGCGCCAACTACGACCTTCTAGCGCAAACACCACGTGATCAGCACCGAACTTTGTGACCACTTTGTTTACTGCACTAAGAGTTATGTGTAGAGCGTAGCCCACTTTCTCCCATTCATCACTGGCTCTAAAAGCCACATGGCGGGCACGAAAGAACAGATTAGCTGTATCTATAAGAACGTATTTCATTGGGACCTAAATAAGTTTGTGTTTGACAATGTATTGTAACATAAAACTGGCCCAAGCACTATGGGCTTCCTTACCGAAATGCCAAGAATCTGGTGACACTGTTTCAAAACCGTTGTTCAAAAGCCACTGACTGTAGGTCATTTTGGCATTGTAAGGTTCCATGTAACTGGATCCCCAATCGTGTCTTTGATCCAGGGGTATTTCTTCCAAGGCAGTATTACCATTGAAAAATACATGCGGTATTTGTTGTTGCTGTAGCTCTTGGTGGAAATCCCAAATCATTTTATGGGCTTTGACACAAACATCATACCAGTCGATGTCAGCAATGTATTTTTTGTAGGTCTGTTGATGGCCCTCGGGAATATGATCAGCACCGCTGGCGTTGACCTGGTAGTATACACCATCGACTAGCCATTCTTGTCTTTCCCAAGTGCTCCACTGAATGATCAACAGGCTGTTTTCAGCTGCTCTAGGGCGTTGACTGAGCCAATGCCGTGTGGTACGAATGATACGTTGATTACTGGCAGCAGATTCTGCGTCGCATTGAAATCCAAACTTGGCAATGTCTGCCATCTTTTTACCCCAACTCACTGCCAGATTAGCAGGATGAGGCAGACGACCCAGATAGTTCAAGAAAGGATCATCTTCGGCAAAGGCATGTGGGTTTACTGCTTCTGCTCCGGCTGTATGGCTATCGCCATTGACATATAATATCATCGTTGCTTTGATTCCTTGGATGTTTCAGCCAACGCCACACGTTTTCTTAAGCTGCTGGAACTAAAAGAATGATCTCGTCCGTTAAACACTAACTCAATGTTACGACGTTCGCAAATTGCTCGCCCGGTAAATTCTTTTTCCATGTACTCGACGCCTAGTATTCGAACATCTATTGGTAATGTTAATAAAATGTCTTCGAGGTCTTTTTCAGTGTTGTAGATAACAACTTCGTCAACGTACCTTACTGCTGCCAACTGTATTTGCCGTTCCACAATGGTTTGCACTGGTTCATTCTTTTCAGGACGATCCCACTGAGCATTGTTTTGAAGACCAGCAATGAGATAATCGCAATGATTTTTTGCTTCACTCAGCATGGCAATGTGCCCGGCATGCAACATATCGAATTGACTGAATGTAATGCCAATTTTTAGGCCTTGCAGTTTAAGTTCTTTAATTTTATTAAATATCATTTTATTTTTAGTCTCAATGGGATCACGAAACTTCTGTGCGTCCGTTGCCTAGATCCCTACTGCGTGTAAAACGTGTGGGATTCATGGCCTGTTCTTGTTCCCAAGTTTCCATGACAACATGTCTGCAAACATTCTGGAACCATTGATCCACAATGTCAGAATCAGTTTTGCCCACGTAACCAGCACGTATTAAATTGGCCACAAACTTGTCATTCCAATCTAGTTCGAACGCACCCGAATGTATGTTTTCGGGATCCACATCCATGCTAAGGATAGCCACATAAGGATCACCACGTTCGGTAGCCAACTCTTTTTCAGACTTGGGGGTTTTCTTCTTGGTAACCTTTTTCTCTTCGGGAACTGGTTCAGGTGGTGCTGCGCTCTTAAACATATTTTTTAGTTTGTCAAACATATTATTCCTCGACTTCTATCCAAGTGTGGTCTCCCAACCACTTTACTGCCACAATATACTCATACCACACAGGAGCACCAGCTGACCAACCGCCAGGTCCCATACCACATAATATAAGTTCGTTTCGGCGTGTGTCTTTTACTAACCAGTAGATCTGGCCATGTGCTATTTGAAAATCATACTTAGCTGCATGTACCATGTCAGTCAAATCTAATCTGCGTTTGATTTCGTCAGCTTGTCGTTGTAATACTGACACCAGTTCCATAA